AGACAGGGTGGCGGCATCTAATATGGCTTTCTGCAATAACGAAGGTCAAACATCATATTACATAGATTGTGATAAGTGTCCTGATACAGCAAGGTCTGTCGAGCAACAGGCTTACGATGTTAATGGAAAACCAGATAAGAAAGCAGGACTTGACCACCATAACGATGCAAGGGACTACTTTACTGTGAGGCGGTTCCCGATTAAACGCAGACAGATATTCACAGGGAACACTCGATGGACTTAATCATGGCTTTGATGATATTATACTCAGGCCAGAAACTATTAAATTAGGTTCAGCGGCAACCACCATTTGCATACATTAGGCTAGATGCCGTATGCTTTGGTGAGCTTGTCGTTGGGTCTGGCTCTAACTTAACAAGGCGCAACCATGAAAGAACCCGCGAACACTACTCACGCTGATTACACAATTTACCAAGACCGATGGGAATTCTATTTACGCAGTTATCTAGGCGGGCAATCCTATATTGATGGAGAGTATCTAACTAGATACATCTCAGAATCAGACCTAGAGTATAAGCGCAGGCAAGAACTGACGCCCATTGATAATCATTGCCGCAATATAATCCATATCTATTCTAGCTTTCTATGGCGTGTACCACCTACTCGACAGTTTAACACCCTAGCTAATAACGTAGCCCTTGAACCGTTCTTAAAGGATGCTGACCTTGATGGTCGGAGTCTGAATGCGTTTATGCGTGAGTGCCAAATCTGGTCTAGTGTCTACGGCCATGTATGGTTAATGATGGACAAGCCTAAGAGTACAGCAGGAACAAAGGCCGAAGAGTTAGCGCAAGAAATACGACCGTATGTGACGATGTTCACCCCTGAAAATGTGTTGGATTGGAAGTACAAGAGAAGCCCCAGCGGTAGATTTAATCTGTCTTACCTGAAAGTCAGGGAAGCAATCATTAAGACTGACGATAAGATTGAAACCTATTACAGAATATGGACACCCGAAACGGTTGAATACTGGAAGTCAGTAGATGATAAAGATAGTTTAGTTGAGAGTGATGTTAATGTATTGGGTCGAATTCCTGCTGTATTCCTACCAGCCAATCGGTCTGTCACTAGAGGCATAGGTCTATCTGATCTATCTGATGCCGCTTATATGCAGAAAGCAATCTATCAAGAGCTATCGGAGATTGAACAGCTTATACGAATATCAAACCACCCCACACTCGTTAAAACAAACGATGCAGATGCCTCGGCGGGTGCTGGTGGTATTGTCTTAATAAGTGACGATACAGACCCAGGATTAAAGCCGTATATGCTACAACCCAACGGAGGCAACCTAGACGCTATCCGCAATGCCATAGACGATAAGGTTCAAAGCATTAACCGAATGTCTCACATGGGAGCAGTAAGAGGCACTGAGGCTGTTACCATGAGTGGTGTGGCGATGGCTACAGAATTTCAGCTTCTCAATGCGAAACTATCAGAGAAAGCCGATCTATTAGAATTAGCCGAAGAACAACTTTTCATTCTATTCTGTCAGTGGCAAGGCGTGACCGCTGATGTTGAAGTGTTCTATCCTGATTCGTTTGATCTAAGAGACTACGATAAGGAGTTGATGTTCTTACAATCATTACGAGCCAGCGGCATTAAGTCAGTTACGTTTGCTCAAGAAGTAGACAAGAAAATAAGCGACCTATTGTTAGATGATGAAATGTTAGCCAAAGCACATGCAGAGATAGAAGCAGGAACACAGATCATAGGTCAATTCAACGATGAGATTGAAGTAGTCTAAATGGCCGCTGACACCGACCATGTCGAGGAGCTTGCAAGGTTAGCCGCATTACATCAAACGCGGTTAGCCGAAGCCCTAGCCACCTTAGAGGATAAGATAGCCGATCTATTGGCATCTGCTCCCCTAAAGGACGGCAACCTGTTTGACTTAGAATGGGCGATCAATGCTCGATCAGAGATTAGAAAGCTGATCGAAGAAGAATACCTCGTTACTGTAGATGGCATCATAAGAGAGTACACCGCAGTCGCAGGAGGCACAGCAGAAATGTTGGCAACCTATGGCGCATTCACTAAGTTAGACCCCAGGATAATCAACCAACTACAGCGGCTATCGTTTCAGGGCTTTCAGGACATCGGTGCTGAGTACCTAGACATCATCGCTAAAGAAGTCTATCAGAACACCCTAACAGGCAGAGCATTCTCTGCAAGCGTTAAGACAGTCAAGGAAGCGGTAGGCGGTAGGTTAGCCAAGAACGCCAATCAGTTAGTCCATGACTCCCTAATGCAGTTCGATGCCTCAGTTAATACGGCTATCGGTAAGGAAGCAGGGGCGACTAGCTGGAAGTATGTGGGCGGTTTGGTAAGGGCAAGCAGACCCTTCTGCCGAGAGCATGAAGGTCAGATATTCACAGACGAAGAAATAGAATTGACTTGGCAAGGAAGCTGGGCAGGTAAAGCATCAGGCGACCCGCATATCGTTAGGGGTGGATACAACTGCCGCCATAGCTTTAGACCAGTGCTTGACCTTTAAACAGCACAAGATGTTGCGACTTGTGTTATCGCCAGAATAGTATGCTATAATCTCAATTCACCACCACTCTTTTATGAGGCCGCCACATGAGCGAAGAAAACATGGAATCCGAAACAGTAACAGTAAAGACGTTTACACAAGATGAATTAGACAAGATCGTAGCTGATCGCTTATCCCGCGAACAACGAAAGTTTGATAAATTAACATCAGGCATCGACCTTGACGAAGCAAGAGAAGCGATAGACGAAAAAGCAGCCGCTGGCGTGGAGAGTCAAAAAGCGCGCGGCGAGTTCGAACTCATCTTGAAGCAGACAGTCGAAGCAAGCAATTTAAAGATCAGTACCCTGGAATCTAAATTGCAATCGACATTGGTAGATGGCGCTTTATTATCAGCAGCATCTAGCAATAATGCCGTAAGCCCTACACAAGTATCCACTTTGTTGAAGCATTTAGTACGTTTGGCAGAGGATGGAACTGTAGAAGTAACAGATGGAAAGGTAGCCCGATACAACAATAAGGGTGATCTACTGTCAGTCAATGAAGCAGTCTCAGAGTTTTTAACTGCTAACCCCCATTTTGTTCGCGCTACTCCAGGCGGTACAGGAAGTCAGGGCCATGCAGGTAGCAATAACGACATCGCTGGAAAGACCAAAAGTCGTGAAGAATTTGAACAACTTAACCCCCTAAAACGCAAGGAATTTATCCGAAGCGGGGGAACTCTAGACTAATTTAAGGAATAAGTATCATGGCAGAGAACACAATCACAGGTCTCGTACCTGACATTTACGAAGCGTTGGACATTACTTCCAGAGAACTTACTGGATTTATTCCATCCGCTACAATGAACGCATCAGCAGAAACCGCTGCTGTTGACCAAGCAATTCGGGTTGACATTGAGCCAGCTGGCAATGTAAGCGACATAACCCCAGCAATGGCCGTTCCCAATCCTACAGGGCAAACTTCAGGCTACACCGACATCATCATCACTAAGTCTCGCGCTGCTGAGTTTGGGTTTGTTGGCGAAGATCAGAAAGGTCTTAACTCTGGACCAGGTTATGTGAGTGTGCGAGCAGGTAAGATTGCTCAGGCTATTCGAGCATTAACCAACGAAGTTGAAACAGACCTTTGTGCGTTACAGTCTACATTCTCACGCGCTTACGGTACTGCTGGCACATCTCCTTTTGGAACAGCTAACGATTACACTGATGCGTCTAACGTGCTGCGAATCCTGAAAGACAACGGAAGCCCGACTCAAGACAACCAGCTAATCATCAACACTGCTGCTGGCGTGAACATCTTGGGTAAGCAAGCCAACGCTGCTGATGCTGGTAGTGATTCAATTCTTCGTCAAGGTGTATTGCTTGATGTCAATGGAATGCCTATCCGCGAGTCTGCTCAAGTTGTGACTAATGTCGCAGGAACAGGCGCAAGCTACACCACTAATACTGCTGGTTATGCTGTGGGTGCAACTGCCCTAACGCTCATCACTGGTACTGGTACTGTACTTGCTGGTGATGTTGTGACGTTCGCTGGTGACAGCAATAAGTATGTTGTTGCAACGGCTCTCACTGCTGGTGTTGTTACGTTG